TGGTCGAACTACAGTAACTGGCCATACAACTACATACCGTATGATGTTATTGACCCCAGTGGGGCGGCTCAGTGGGAAGTGACACCAGGTGGCTGCCCGCCTGTTGTTCCACCGCCACCTCCAGCATTTCCAACAATCGACCCAAGTATTGAGGGCGACGGAACGCCCACAACAATCCTTATCACGCCAACTTTCAACATAGCAAACACGAAGGACATTATGTTGCAGTGGGCACTCATACTCGACGGGAAATACAGAGAAAACGAACTGGATGCGGGAATATTGGAATACGTTGAGAAGTACGTGCGCACGTCCGGGAATGCGCCTGATGGACTGTATTGCTATAATTTTTGCTTGCACACGAACCCGTTCGACTTCCAGCCAAGCGGAGGTATGAACGTAAGCAAGTTCAACGACATCCAGTTCGAGGTAGTCACGATACAACCGCCTCTTGACCCGTCGGCACAGGTTTTGACGATCTGTGATGCATCCGGTGGAATCATCGGTGTCAATAAGCCGACATGGCGAATATATGACTATAACTTCGATTTGACTATCTTAGAGGAGAGATATAATGTATTAACTTTCACATCGGGTATGGCTGGTCTCATGTATGCGCGTTAATAAAAAATCTGAATAATTTTAAATAAATGAATTTTAAAATTATATCCGTGTTCTATATCACTTTGAAGCAGGATGTGTTTGCGCCAGCGGGACCACTTGTGGCTGCTGTAGGTGCAGGCAGTTTGCAACAGTCTTTTAAAATTATTCTGTTGTCTCTTACTTTGCCGTTGCCGTAACATGGTATATTTGCACCATAAGGTCCGCAGTCTTCATATTCACCTGTTGTAGTGGGTCGGCATGGATATTTCTGTGTAAACTCGGAACCATTCCCCTCATTCTTGTAATAGGCATCCAGTAGCTCCTTCTGTCTGGCGTCTTGCATTATCATGTTCTGTGGTATTGTGGGTGGATGAGTCGGGTTTATGGGCCACATCATTGGTTTCTTGCTGAACTCTATAACGTTCATGTCATTGAGTATTGTCTGATCAGTCGGTTCCATCTTCTCATTGACTACTCCCGTCATGAAAGTTAGAGTCGGAAGAGAGTTTTCTCTCCCCGATGTCATTCCCTCCCTGACCTTTATTGTCTTATTGATAACTGGAAATACAACCTGGATAATGCTAAACATAGCAATAACTATGACTATTACGGTTCCAGTCTTCGATAGAGTTTTGTACATGTTATAGTGTGTTTAGATAAAATTAGGGATATTTAAAATCTTTGCTCATCATTAATCGGCATGGACCGAGACTTAGGTGGAAATTCACATGTTCGCATTCTTCTTGTCCTCTGTATTTTGGATTGTTCGATGTGGAAAAGAACATATTTTTTCCTGAGTAGGTTCCTCGTATGTAGAGCATGTATTTGTACAAGCCCATTCCATTGAAGGTGCTAAACACGCCCATCAATCCGTTTTCATCAAACATGCTATCGTCGCCGCCTGGGGCGCCCAACTCAGTCATGTACCTCATCTTGTCCGCACCATTCGGGACGATCTTATGCAGCTCAAGACTATTTGCGGTGTGTCCAGGGTACCTGAGCGCAAATGAGTCATAGGTAAGACGGGGGAATATGGCATCCCATAAATCTTTTTTTCCCATGCACATCTTTATCATGTCGGGACCCCTTTTGCTGTTTCCGATGTTGTCCATGTCCATGACAATCACATAGTCAGGTTCATACTTGGACTTCACCAGTTCCTGTAATAGGTAGTTCCGACAATAGGCGATTCGCCAGGTCCGTCTGGGAAGACTCCAACTGAGGTGGTTCTTCATGAATACATTTACTCGTGGATCCTTGCTTTCCCTTGCTAGGATGTCGGAGGTACCGTCGAGACTATCGTTCTCCATTATGAATATCCTATAGTCACTGAACATGCCACCGATATTCTTTGCGTTTTGCAGTGACATCGGCAGGTATTTTGCGCAGTCCCTGGCGCACCCGAGTATAGCAACCTTTCCATCCATCTATAGTGTCACAATATTTGAAACTATCAGATAATCCGCCAACATTTAGTTTATATTTATATTCATGTATTATATATGTCGGAGACACCTACACCAATTGAACAAAAGCAATCTGATAACTCGACCGACTCTGGAGCGTCATCCGAGAATAATTGGGGCTCTTTCGGTATAGCGGTTGTGAGGAATTTCATAGTGACGCTTGTTATAGGCATCATTGGTGCCAATTTCATCTTTTTCAGCACGCTGTCTGCAAAAGAACTGGCGAGATTCTTCCCAGGTCCAGGATCAGGGGCGTATTCCCCTGTTCCAAGCCCGGCTCAGAGTGGCGGAGAGTTCACCTGCCCCTCAAAAGGTAAATCTACGAGAATGCCTGGCATGAACCTAAATGCATTACGCTCTTTGGGGATTGGCACCATGGGCGGGTGGCCCTACAATCTGTATGACGGGAACGTAGACGAAAATGTTTCATTTGGGAGTTTCAAAAACTGGTTTTCAGAAACGGTTGCAGGAGCATATGGTCCGAACAGGTCATATTTGGCGAAATGGATAAGTTTGTTCTCTCCACAAGATGGAAAAAATATGCTTTCAAACAATGTATTCCAAATGCTGGTTGTCGCACCACTGACCCTTCTAGCTGGAGGACAGGGCATCGTATTTATCGTAGGATTTCTGAGCACGCTGTTTAGTGCATTTACCGCCAACTCGTGGGGGTGGCAGTGGGCTCTCATCGGGCTGTTCCTGGCCTACACATGGCTTACCTCTTTAGGTGTTGCGTTTGTGCAGTATTTGCAGTTCATGGCTACATTCTTGTTCCTTCCCGCATTTAGCAATATGTCAGCGCTCAAGAGAATCCTGTCCTGCAACTCGTCTATGCTTGGATGGCTGTTTGGTGCGTTTGTAGTCACCGCAGCAGCATCTACGTTGGATTCTACTGTTTCCATGACAATGTTGGTAGTTTACCTCATCCTGGCACTTAAAGCGATTATCTTCTAATTTATTTATTGAACTGTAAATCATATAAATAGTCGATGTGATATTTATATAATAATGGGTAAAAAGAACAGGAAAAATAAAAAGCGCGCCAAAGGCTCCACAACATGCGAGGACGGCGGTTCTGAAGAGATGCCTTTCGTGAGTGTCTGCACACCGACGTTCAACCGAAGACCATTCATAGAACACATGATCAAATGCTTCGAACATCAGGATTATCCAAGGCACAGGATGGAGTGGATAATAATCGACGATGGAACGGATAAGATAGGAAGTATGGTGAAGCATATACCCGAGGTCAAATACTTCAGCTACGAAAAGAAAATGGTCTTAGGCGAGAAACGCAATCTTCTCCATGAAAAATCCAAAGGCGATATAATCGTATACATGGATGACGATGACTATTATCCCCCATGTCGTGTATCTCACGCCGTGGAGAGACTTCAACAAAATCCGGAAGCGCTCTGTGCTGGCAGCAGCGAGATCTACATATACTTCAAGCACATCGATAAGATGTATCAGTTTGGACCTTATGGTCCAAATCATGCAACGGCAGGGACATTTGCCTTCAAGCGAGAGCTTATCAAGAACACTCGTTACGATTCTCACGCTGCACTTGCTGAAGAGAAGTCGTTCCTTAAAAACTACACGATTCCGTTTGTTCAGCTCGATCCAATGAAGGCGATTCTTGTGTTCTCACACGAACACAACACGTTTGATAAACGCAAGCTCTTGGAGAATCCTCATCCCAAATTTGTGAAAGAGTCGTCAAAGACGGTTAGTATGTTTGTCGAAGACGAGGACATGAAGGATTTTTACATGAACCGTATTGGTGAGCTACTTACTCACTATGAGGCAGGGAAACCGACAATGAAACCCGATGTTCTCGCCCAAATAATAGTGATCGAGGAAAAAAGACGGAAACAGGCGGAGAATCATGCAAGCGAGATGTCCAGGCAGCAGAATGCGTCAGTCTGTATTCAGCAAGGAGACGGACCCCAGCAGACGCTCACGATCCAGCAGGTTGTTGAGATATTGCAGAAGCAGCAGACGCAAATCGCCCAACTGGTCACCCAATTGGAGGGAAAAGATGCAGAGATACAGATGCTCCAGACTGCTCTATCAGACATCGAGAAGAGACACGATGCAGTCCAGTGTGGAGGTGACAAAGACGGTGACCAGAATATACAACTCAATGTGGTCGAGCGTGCCAAAGAGGTGGAACCGCCCACAGAGACCGGTCCGGGGACACATAAAGACGAAATATTGGTTCAGATTAACCAGTTGAACGAATAATCCTATACGTCACTCTCGACGCATTCGCTCCTCGTGTACTTGTCCAGGTACCTGTATATACGATTAATGTCCAGCTTTCCAATATCATACGAGTCGAACATTCCATAAATGTCTTCGTCGCTATAGTTGTTCCTCAACTCCAGGAAGAAGGAAAATGTATCCTTCTTGTCCAAACCCAGCTGCTGACACAGATTCTGTATAAACAGAGAGTTGTTGTACTCAGTGCTATACTTCGTCAGAACCTTCGTAAAGCGCACTTCTGCTGGGTTAAATACGGGCAGCTTCGTAAATGTCTCATGATATATTTTGTTGCTATGAAAGGTCTTAATGAGAGAGCTCATTTCGTTAAATTGCCATATTTGTTTCTGAAAGGTCACGCGGTCTATGTAGTCAGCGAAACAAATATTGTCCAACACTTTAAGGTAGAATGGAATTGAAACGTCCTTTGGCATCTTTCCAATCACGTCAATGATATTTTCATGCCAAAGTAATCCGACGATTGTGCGGTCCGTTTCGTTCATGACGGTCAAGTGTTCCGAGAAATCGAATTTGCCGTTCATTAGCTTCTTGGTAATCTCCTTAGTGTCCTCGTTATACGACTTCGGCTTGAAAATGTTTTGGATTATCTCGTTTTTGAGAATGCTACAATGGTTTTGGTATATGTTGTATAAGGATGAAAGCTTCCTCAGGTCGCCCTGCAAGAACTTGACAATATTTGAGGCAAGAACGCCATCAAGCTCAGGCATGGTGTTCTGTATGATCTGCTCAACTTGCAATTGCGTGGGACACTTCAGTTCAAAAGAACTACATACCTTCATTAGTTCCTTTATTTTTTTGTCAACATGGTAGTTGCTGACACATATTATAGGGTTGAATGTAACCTCCTCCAGTTTCTGTTTTTTTGTCTTCTTTGGTCTAATGAGCTTTATTAGTGAATTTATGCCACCTTTGTCGCCGTTGTTCATCCCGTCGATCTCATCCATAAGAATCGCTATAGGGCGAGCTTTCTCTTGGAATAGGCTTAGAACGCTTTTATCTGCCATATTATGCTTTGTTATGGTCTCTATTATTGATTTGTTGCGTATGTCACCTGCGTCGTATTTTATAACGTCGTAGTTCAACTCTTTCAACAAAGCTGTTATGAATTCGGTTTTTCCACTTCCAGGAGCGCCATAGATGTAGATGCCTCGTTTCAAAGAAAGATTTGATTTGTTATTCTCGAAATTCATGAGAATTTCTTTGATAGACGCGGCGATCGGACCCCGCCCTAGAGTCGTGTTAAAGTCTAGCTGCTCCATCTGCTACTTCTACTCCTTCTTATCCTACTGTGTTTATGCCATTTTTCGTTTAATACCGATGAGGCCTTTCTGTCGATCAGCTCGCGGCATTTCGGGGAATCATTATCTATGCAGAACTGTATGAGGAAATGCAAGTAGGTTTCAAATATGCATGAGTTGTACAAGTATTTTTTCATTGATCGCCATTTGTCGAAGTTCTCACCCAGAATCTGCTCAAAAACAAAAGAGTGGTCGTTTCTGGCAGTCCGCCTAATATAGCTCTCATACCTCATGCCAGGTATTCGATTCTTTAAGCACGAATGAAAGTCCGTGTAGTTTTGTCTGTTAAGTCCAGCGATAACCTCACTACTTATGCTAGGAAGAATTTCGTACAAGACTACGTCTTCTGGAAGCAGTCCGATCATTCCAATTATGTTGTTGCCATCCATCATATATATATATATGCACATGAGATGTATTTGAACTGTTTCATATCTATTAGTGAGTAGATATGGAAACTTAAGACGATTGAGACGGGACCGCCATTGCGGCCAGATCGCTCGTCGATGCGGTTCCTGGCAGGGAGAACGACCCAGGAGTCCAGGTGTCAGATGTGGCAGATGTGGCAGACGTGGTAGACGTGGTAGACGGGACCGCCATTGCGGCCAGCTCGCTCGTCGATGCGGTTCCTGGCAGGGAGAATGACCCGGGAGTCCAGGTGTTGCCTGATGTAGTCGGTTGAACCGTTGGTACTCCATCGCACACGCTGCTGTTGTTGGTGATGCCATCCCACGTAAGGTCGCAGGCTCGAGCCCATCGTGACTTATTGCATTGTCCGGTGTCACCCGTCCAGCTGGAAGTTGAAAAGTTCATTGTCTTGGCACAAGAGTCCTTGCCTAAATTTTTGACGTTTTCGCAATTAGACGAATCGCCGTTCGATTTGTCTAGCCAGTAATCAGGGCAGTCAGCTACGACTGGAGGGAACGCTGTAGTATATTTCTGGTTGTACAGAGAGACCCCAACGAGAGTGAGGCAGATCATCAACATGATGATTGCGACAACCATTACAATATTCTGGAAAGTGGACATTATATAAATAATGATATATAATTTTTTCTGCCTCATGTATATAAATGGATTGTTCAAGTAGCAACGGAAGAGTAGACATATTAGGTCCAAATATAGATCAAAGATTTGCCATGTCCGACAGGATTCCTGTAAGTCAGTGCTCGTCATTTAGAGACGCCATGACCGGGAACTGGAACAATACAGCTCTATCAGATGCCTTCTTTAGTGCTGAAAATATTCAGATGGTGCAGAATGGAATCCGTGCAGGTGTATATAAAAAATCCAACGGGCAGTATGTCGTCGGAGAACAGAATTGCGACGAGCTCAAAATCGTTATGAGGAGCATTTTCTTGCAGTACTCGCAGAATCTACCCTCCAACATACCGCAGCAGATCTCCACCTTGAACCAGTATGTCCTTGATTACTGTGTGAAGTTCGTGTATGGGGAGGCACAGGGATACATGAAGTACAAGTTCGATGCGAGCACCCTTGTCGTCCCCATTGCATTGCCCATCTTGTCCAAGACGAACGACAAACAACTGCTATTAAAAAACTTTTTTTAATAATTATACGATGCATATGTCTCTGTAATTATTTGACGTTGAGCTTAAGCTTCCTCTTCTTCTTAGCTTTCGTAGGCTTTCCTCCCTCCGCTCGCGAACTTGTATATCGGAGGTATTCAGCTTTAAGCCCGTCGAGCTCGTTGAGCCACAGTTTCTGCTCCGATGTGGCTTCCAGCACATTTACCTCAACGAGCTTCTGCTCCTTATCTGTCATCAACTTAAGCACGTTCTCTTCGGTGACACTGTCCATTGGAAGACGCACTAAATACTTGTAGTCCGCATCGTCGTCTACAACGTCATAGTCTGCGTTACATAGCATCTCGCTCACCTCGCTCTTCTTCTTGCGCCTCATGTCAAGCGTGCCATCCAACACTGCGCTGATAAACCTTGCCTTGTTCGACAGCACCATGGCATCCCTCATCAGTGCGCCAAGTTGGTGTTTCTTTCTTGCGACGTAAGTCTTGAGACGGACATCGATGTAGTGGTTAGCAATATCCTTCGCGCATGAGAACTTCCGTAGCTTCTCCTTCTCATCAAACATGTGCATGTTTGTTGTTGTGCGCGTCGTGTAGAGCTTCAGTAACTTTTCCAGAGCATTGCACCCGTATTCTGTCTCCGACATGACCAGGCCGTTCAGGACACCTGTTGCAAACGTTATGGTGATGTCGACAGAGGTGTCTGTGCTCATATCGACGTAGTCCTTAACAAGGCTGGAGTTTTTCTTCTTTTTCGTTCCCGCTTTCTTGGACGTGTCGCCATCAATGAGCTCTTCGATATATTGCTTGTAGTTGTCGGTCCATGTCCCGACTGGAAGCTCGGTGACGCGCACTTTCTTCTCGGAGATGATGTCGTAGCACCCCTTGATAAGATACTTGGTGTCGTTAATCTGAGATATTTTTCCCTTGAATCCCTCATAATACGGTGGGATAGTAAGACTGCTCGTATCTTTTCCAGATATTGCGTGAATGACGTATGTGATCACGGAAAGCGGGCTGTGGCACATGATGTCTGTGCTGAAGCCTGTGCCGATGCCTTTGCTTCCGTTCACAAGAATCATCGGAATGATAGGTGTGTAGTGTATTGGTTCGACAGGTGTCCCATCGTCGTCGAGATAGGTCAACACGCAGTCGTCCGCTTCAGGAAACAGGTGGCGAGTTACTTTGCTCAACTGGGTAAATATATACCTCTCGGACGCGGAGTCCTCACCGCCTTGCAGCCGAGTCCCGAACTGGCCCTTGGGCTCCAGGAGATTGATGTTGTTGGAGCCGACAAAATTTTGCGCCATTCCAACGATTGCACCGTTAAGGCTTTGTTCTCCATGATGGTAGCAACTCATCTCTGACACCGAACCGCTAAATTGAGCGACCTTGAGCTCATTGTTGAGACGCCGCTTAAATGCTGTGAACAGGATCTTTCGCAGGCTGGTCTTCAACCCGTCCATAAGATTCGGAATAGACCGGTCGCAATCGTATTTCGAGAAATGGATCATTTCTCGCCCTATGAACTGTTCATACGTGACTTCTTCGTGATTGGTGTCCAAATATAACTCTCGGTCGTACCCTGAAAGCCATTCTTTTCGGTCATTTGAACGTTTTTTATTGAACACCATGTCAATAGCGTCACGGCTCCCTTCTCCAGTGCTCTTGAACCTTACTACCTTCTTATGCGCAAAATACTCCTTGAATTCCTTACTCGTGCTTGTTCCGAGCCCCTTGTAATATTTTATCTTCCAACCTTTCGTATCATTCGCCTCCTTCCATGTCTCGTATTCTCCATCGTTGTAAAACACGATCTCTGCACTTCCCTTGCGGGCTTTGAGGATCGGGGTATTCATAAAACCCATGAATCCAGGGATCGACAAAAGCGTTTCCCATTCAGAGTCGAAGAGATTGATTCCTAGACCTTTAATGTGGCTTCCATCAAGGTCCTGGTCCGTCATGAAGAGAACCTTCCCATATCGCAGCTTGGACAAAGCACTCTCTGGTGTGTACTCCTTCCCGGACTCCAGTCCGAGGATTTGCTTGATTTCGTTCACCTCCCTGTTTTCCAGTATCCTCTTTTGTCCTTCGCCGCGCACATTAAATAGTTTCCCCCGCATAGGATACACTCCAATGATGTTGCGGTCGTCCTTCGACAGTCCCGAGACGATCCCTGCCTTCGCTGAATCTCCCTCACACAGAATGATTGTGCATTCGGCGCTTTTGTCCGTTCCAGCAAAATTTGCGTCGATCAGCTTCGGAATGCCTCGCACACTC